AAAGTTAAAAAGATCAATAAGCCATATGCGAGAAAGATACAGATACTTACAGTTGGTGAGCAAAGGGCAAAAGTAATGGGCAAGACTGAGGTTGTTGCCATATTTAAAAAAGCAAAAGAAAGTTTAAAAAGAGCAAATGAGCGAAAAAAGAAAAAGGTGTAAGACTTGCGAATGTTACGACTGCGATTGCGAAGAATGCTCATGTGATTGTCATCATAATGATCGAGTTCTTACTGATATTCATGATAGACAAACAAATAGTCAATCAGACACAGAGATTTAAAAGTATTGATAGATGTTTGTATTTTGCAGAAAAACTGCACGACCAACCCCAAATACCAACAGAGGATGGAAATAAACGTATAACTGCATATTGTAAACCTGTAAGGAAGTAGGATGTTAGCAGAATTAGCAGCGGCAAATGCTGCCTTCGGTGTTATTAAAAGTTTCATAAGTAACGGAAAGGATTTAGCAAGTTGTGGCAAACAGATTTCTGATTTTGTTTTTGCAAAAGAGAAAATAGAAAAGGAAGTTAGTAAACAAAAGGCTAAAGGAATTGCAGGTGGAGATTTAGAAGAGTTCATGGCTCTAGAGGAGCTAAGACAAAAAGAAGAAGAACTCAAGCAGATAATGATTTATGTTGGTAGACCGGGATTATGGGCAGATTGGCAAAAGTTTCAAGCTCAAGCTAGAAAAGCTAGAAGAGAACAAGAAAGACTAGCACAAAAAAGAAGAGAAGAGATACTTGAGTATATAGGTTACAGTATAGCTTTGATAGCTTTATTAGCATTAGGAGGTATGATACTTTTCTTTGTAGGTAAATGGACAGGTAAATTATGATACAGTGGATACTAAATATATTTAAAGAAAGTCAAGGAGACTTATCACAACATAGACTTCATACAACTAAGTATGAAGACTTATGTATGTAAGGGTATAACATGGCACTTAAAAAATCTCAGAGGTCTTTAGTTGCTTGGACAAAACAAAAATGGAGAACCAAATCAGGTAAACCTAGTACACAAGGGAGTAAGGCAACTGGCGAACGTTATCTACCTTCGGCAGCGATTAAGGCTCTTTCTCCCAGTGAATATGCCGCCTCTACTGCTGCTAAACGAAAAGCGAAGAGAGCAGGTAGACAGGTATCTAAACAACCCAAAAAGATTGCAAAGAAAACATCAAGATTTCGTAAATTCAGTTAAAGCGAAAGAATTAGAAAGAGCACGAAGATTACAGGAAAAGATAGACAATGATACAAGCATTAATAGGACCAATAGCAAATCTCGCAGGAACGTGGTTTCAAAACAAACTAGAAAAAACAAAGGCAGAAGGTAAGGCAAAAGTAGCAGAAGCAAAAGCTAGAGCAACTGTAGCTGAGAAAGTAGCTACAGGACAAATAGAATGGGAAGGCAAGATGGCTGATGCTACAAATGATTCGTGGAAAGACGAATTTGCTTTAGTAGTGCTACTAGCACCTGCAATACTTGTTTTCATTCCGGGAATGAGAGAGTATGTTCAAAAAGGATTTGAAGTGTTAGCCACGTTACCCGATTGGTATCAATACCTATTGTATATAGCTATATCTGCTTCATTTGGTATCAAAGGTGTAGGTCAAGCGGCTAAGATGTTGAAACGCAAATGAACCTCAAAACCTTGACATTTTTAAAGTTATCTGATATAACCAACAAAATAAGTATTTATTTTTGGCATAAGCACGTAAGAGAAATACGTAAACAGCAATACAAGCAAGGACTCAGACCATGAACTTAGAAGTTTTAAGAAAAGAGATAGAGGCTGACGAGGGTTGCAAATACGAAAGTTACCGTTGCAGTGAAGGGTATCCTACCGGGGGAATAGGGCATTTGATTACAGAGTGGGATGAATTATACTATTCTGCACCACTAGGAACACCTATACCTGAAGAGCAAGTTCAAGAATGGTTTGAAAAAGATGTGAATACAGCCATAGGGGATTGTAAAGATATATTTAATAACTTTAATGAGTTAGATGATGAGATACAACACATCTTAATAAATATGTCTTTTCAATTAGGCAAACCTCGTTTAAGTAAATTTAAACGCATGATCGCTGCTGTGCATGATGAGGACTATCGTGAAATGGCTTTGCAGATGGAAGACAGTAGATGGTTTAAACAAACTCAGAACAGAGCACAGCGTTTGATTGACAGAGTTATAAAGCACGAGTTACCTTTATGAAAAAAAGAGAATTATCAGAAAGACAAAAAAAATTTATAGAAGTTCTATTTGATCAAGCTAATGGTGATCCTGTTCAAGCGAAGATACTCGCAGGTTACTCTGAACTTTCAGGTACATCAGCTATTGTTGCTTCTATGAAAGAAGAGATAATGGAAGCTACTCAATTATACATGAGTAGAAATGCACCTAAAGCTGCAGTTGCTATGGTTAGTGGAGTTGATGATCCAACTCAATTAGGTATCAGAGATAAGATGACAGCGGCAAAAGATTTATTAGATAGAGTAGGTTTAATCAAAACAGAGAAGTTGCAAGTAGAAGCTTCAGGTGGGGTTATGATTATGCCACCTAAAAAGAAGTAAACATGAAAGCAAGAAGTGCAGGTTATTGGGAGCTACCACAACCTACAGACATGAAAGAAGATAATACTTGGATTGCTATACCAAGGATATCTAGAATAATACCTTACGGATATATTCAATCAACTAAAGACCCTGATATATTAGAACCTATATCTGAAGAGTTAGACAAATTAGAAATGGCTCGTAAGTATGTTGCACAATATTCATATAGAGAAGTAGCAAATTGGTTGACTAAACAAACAGGTCGTTATATATCTCATGTAGGATTAAGAAAACGATTACAGAATGAGCAAAAACGTAAGAACAAGGCTAGAAGCCTACGCAAGTGGGCAGAGTATGCAGAAAAGGCGATCTCCAAAGCGAAAGAGATTGAAGAAGAAAGAACAGGTGCAAGAACCTAAAATTACAGGTATCTACGAAGAAATAGAAGAAGTGCCTGTAGAAGAACACAATATAGTGTTCCAACCAAACGAAGGTCCTCAAACAGAGTTTCTTGCAGCGTCAGAAAGAGAAGTTCTTTATGGTGGCTCTGCAGGTGGTGGTAAGTCTTTTGCTATGTTGGCAGATCCTTTAAGATACATGGGTCATCCATCTTTTAGTGGGTTACTGTTAAGACATACAACAGAAGAATTAAGAGAACTTATATTTAAGTCTCAAGAGTTATACCCTAAGGTTTGGAAGGGCATCAAATGGTCAGAAAGAAAGATGCAATGGGTAGCTCCATCAGGTGCAAGATTATGGATGTCTTATCTTGACAGAGATGATGATGTATTAAGATATCAAGGTTTAGCTTTTAGTTGGATAGGTTTTGATGAATTAACACAATGGTCTACACCATATGCTTGGAATTATATGAGATCAAGACTTCGTTCTACTGCTCCTGATTTACCAATCTTCATGAGAGCTACGACAAACCCCGGAGGTAGAGGACATCATTGGGTTAAAAAAATGTTTATTGATCCTGCGGCATATGGTGAGCCTTTTAATGCAACAAATATTGAAACAGGAGAAGTTTTAAAATATCCTGCAGGACATAGTAAAGCAGGAGAATCTTTATTTCAAAGAAGGTTTATACCAGCTAGATTAACAGACAATCCATATCTAGCAGAGTCAGGTGACTATGAAGCAATGCTTTTATCATTGCCTGAACAACAGAGGAAGCAACTTTTAGAAGGTGATTGGGATATCAAAGAAGGTGCAGCTTTTACAGATTTTGATAGAAACATTCATGTTGTTGAACCTTTTAAAATACCTAACAATTGGGTAAAGTTTAGAGCTTGTGACTACGGTTACGGAAGTAAATCAGGTGTTCTTTGGTTTGCTGTAGCTCCCGATGAACAACTTGTTGTATATAGAGAATTGTATAAATCAAAAGTTTTAGCTACAGATTTAGCTGATATGATTTTAGATTTAGAACAAGGTGATGGTAATATTAGATATGGTGTATTAGATAGTTCACTGTGGCACAAAAGAGGTGATACAGGACCTTCACTTGCAGAGCAGATGATCTCAAGGGGATGTAGGTGGAGACCATCAGACAGAAGTAGAGGAAGTCGTGTTGCAGGTAAAAACGAAATACATAGAAGATTACAAGTAGATGAATTTACAGAGAAGCCAAGACTAGTATTTTTTAATAACTGTGTTAACACAGTAGCACAACTACCCGCATTACCTATAGATAAAAAGAATCCTGAAGACATTGATACACATTCAGAAGATCACTTGTACGATGCTTTAAGATACGGAATAATGTCAAGACCTAGATTTAGTATATTTGACTATGACCCTAGAGGTGTACCAACGAATAGTATGCCTGTAGCTGACGCAACCTTTGGATATTAATTATGGCAGAAGAAGAAAATAATATGGAAACTGATGCGATAGCATTAGAAGATGTAAATGAGAACACGAGTAAGGAAGATGTAAACGTAGCTCAATTAGTAGATTACGTTAACTCTAAATTTAAAAAAGCAGAAGACTACAGATACGAAGACGAACTACGTTGGGTAAAAGCATACAGAAACTATAGAGGAATATATGGTCCTGATGTAAAATTTACAGACGCAGAAAAATCAAGAGTATTTATTAAGATTACAAAAACAAAGACTCTTGCATCATATGGTCAAATCGTGGATGTTTTGTTTGCGAATAACAAATTTCCATTGAGTGTTGACCCAACACAATTACCAGAAGGAGTTGCTAAAGATGTTTCATTTGACCCCCAAGAACCTGAAAGCTTACGTAATCAAGGTATGGAATCACCTTATGGTTACGATGGCGATGGTATGGAGTTCCCTAAAGGAGCTACTGAAAAAACTTTACAAGAAAGGCTTGGTCCTCTCAAAGAGGATTTGCAAGAAATTGAAGGACTTAAAGAAGGGGTAGGCAAAACTCCTACATCCATAACATTTAGTCCAGCAATGATCGCTGCTAAAAATATGGAGAAAAAAATCCACGATCAATTAGAAGAGTCTCATGCAAATAAACATTTAAGAAGCACAGCGTTTGAGATGTCTTTATTTGGAACAGGAGTTATGAAAGGTCCTTTTGCTTTAGATAAAGAATATCCAAATTGGGATGAAGAAGGTAATTACAATCCTATATTTAAAACTATACCTCAAGTAACAAATGTTTCTATTTGGGATTTTTATCCTGACCCTGATGCTAACAATATGGATGAAGCATTGTATGTTATACAGAGACATAAAATGTCTAGATCAGACTTACGTGGATTAAAGAAAAGACCATTCTTTAGAGCTAACGTTATAGATGAAGTTATACAAGAAGGTGAAAACTATACTAAAAAATATTGGGAAGACGATTTATCAGACTACAATCAAGAAAACTATATAGACAGATTTGAGGTTTTAGAATATTGGGGTATGGTAGATACCGAAATGCTTTTAGAGCAAGACGTTGAAATACCCAATGAACTAAACGACTTTGATGAATTGCAAGCTAATATATGGATATGCAATGGAAAATTAATTAGATCAGTTTTAAATCCTTTTAAACCTGCAAAGATACCTTATGTTGCAGCACCATATGAATTAAATCCATATTCTTTTTTCGGAATAGGTTTAGCAGAAAATATGGATGATACACAGACTTTGATGAATGGTTTTATGAGAATGGCTGTTGACAATGCTGTATTATCAGGGAACTTATTAATAGAGGTAGATGAAACTAACTTAGTTCCGGGACAAGACTTATCTGTATATCCGGGAAAGATATTCAGAAGACAAGGAGGAGCACCCGGACAAGCTATATTTGGAACTAAATTTCCTAATGTAGCCAATGAAAACTTACAATTATTTGATAAAGCAAGACAGTTAGCTGATGAAAGTACTGGCTTTCCTTCATTTGCTCATGGACAAACAGGTATTACAGGAATAGGCAGAACTGCTTCGGGTATATCTATGCTCATGGGAGCTGCATCAGGTGGTATTAAAACAGTGATTAAGAACGTAGATGATTACTTATTAAAACCATTAGGAGAAGGTTTGTTTAGATTCAATATGCAATTTGACTTTGACCCTGAAATAAAAGGGGATTTAGAAGTTGTTGCACGTGGAACAGAAAGCTTAATGGCTAATGAAGTTAGGTCACAAAGATTGATGCAGTTCCTACAAGTAGCATCTAATCCTACTTTAGCTCCGTTTGCTAAGTTTCAATATATTATTCGTGAGATTGCTAAATCACTTGACTTAGATGTAGAAAAGGTTACAAATAATATGGATGAAGCTGCTGTTCAAGCAGAACTTATGAAAGCATTTGGAGGTCCTCCACAGCAAGAAGCTCCACCTGCGGGTGTTGATCCCAATGACCCAACGGGTAGTGGTGGAGGAACTATAGGAACAGGAATGGCTCCGGGACCTCAGGAACAAGGATTTACAGGAACACCTCAAGATGGACAAGCAAATACTGAGCAAGCTCAAGGGATTGGTCAACAACCCCCAACAATGGGAAGCAATTAGTAATTATATGGATGCTCTTATAGAGCAACAACATAAAGCTATAGAGCAAACTGACAGTGTGGTTATAATTCATAGAAGTCAAGGATCTATAGCTACCTTGCGTAGACTTAAATTATTAAGGGATGAAGTCAATGGACAATGAAATAGAAATATTAAGCTTTAGTGAATTAGAAAGATTTCGTAAAGAGAATGACTATTATCATATTACTGATCCTAGAAACTCTATAAATACAGAAGGTCAAGACCTTTCTGATCCTAAAGTTCAGCAGGCTATCATTGATGAATTGATGGAAAGAAAGAAAATGGATGTTATAGACGAAATGCCTATATCAAGAAAAGCAGGCGAAAGAATTAAACAAAGAAGATTAGAGCAAGCTGGAGATGGTAAGGCTTTAGAAGCAAATAAAGGTGGTATGCCCAAACAAATGGAAATGTTTGCTGATGGTGGATTAAAAGATGAAGGAGGAACAATTGACCCTGTTTCAGGTAATGATGTACCTCCGGGAGCAACACAAGAAGAAGTTAGAGATGATATACCAGCTAAGTTGAGTGAAGGAGAGTTTGTATTTCCAGCAGACGTAGTTAGGTTTATAGGTTTAGAAAAACTAATGGCTATGAGACAAAAGGCAAAAGCTGGGTTAAAAAGAATGGAAGAGATGGGTCAAATGGGTAATGCAGATGAAGCAACCTTACCTGATGATATGCCTTTCACTATTGATGACATAGAAATGGAAGATGACGAAAATGTTATCAAAGCACAGACAGGAACTTTTGTCGCTCCACAAGCTCCGTTACAAAGACAAGACTCTAAAGTAGTAGATCAATTTGATATTAGACCTGCAACTCCTTCTGAGATAACTTCTCCTAGTGCTCCTGTTGTATCATCTCCTATTGAAGCTTTTGATAAAACAAGATTCCAAGGAGATACCCCAACTGATTCTGTTCAAACCTTTGAGGAATTAGTAGGTACAAAACCGGGAGAGTATGACGAATTTAGACAATATAAAAATGATGCTGGTATGATATTAAACATACCATTTAAGAATGGAGAACCTTTGTATCCAATACCTGAAGGTTATGTATATGTAGAGCCTGATAAAACAGAAACCGAAGAGGTGACAACACAAGAGGTCGTTCCTAAAACTACAACGGTTACTGAAAGCAGTGATGACCCTGAAGAGCCTGAAAAAGCAAAAGATTTAGTAGGAGATGATTTTTCATATAAATCTTTATTTAAGATGGACAATTTAGATTCAACTATGAAAGATATATCTTCTTTACAATTAAATTTATTTGATCCAAAAAGAGCCGGTGTACAAGCATTTACAGGACAGCTTAATGTAAGTGATATTACTTTAATGGGATTAACATCAACAATGGAGGGGTTTAAAAATAAACCCAGCATAATAGCTGAATATGGTAAAAATTTTAACTTAGTTAACTTAGGAAATGCAGAAAGAGATGAACTATCTAGAGTTTTAAATGTTACAAAAGATGAATACGAAAATGTTTTAACTGATGATAAAGGTAACGCTTTAAACTTAGATGAATTAGTAGAAAAAGCTCAATCAAAATATGGCATGACAAATTTAACAAAAGAACAGTTACTTCAACCTAATACCAATATAACTTCTCGTAACAAAGTTAATACTCTTGTTAATAGTATAGTGCAAAATGAAATTAGTAGAAAAAAGGATATTGAAGTAACACCTACACCTAGACCTACTCAGATTACTACACAACAACCAGAGAGTAGTGATGGTGGTTATGAAGATACTGGACAATCTGTTATGAGTGATTTTGGTTCTGCCGAAGAACAGGCTGACCCTGATTTTGAGCCTGTTGCAAAAGGTGGACTACTTAAAAAGAAAACAAAAGTTAAGAAGATGAAGCGAGGTGGATTAGCTTCTAAAAAATAATCCACATAGTTGGCTACTTATCCCCCAACAATAATTGGCTACGATAACCCCAAGGAGTAAAAAATGGCTGAACAAGCACAAGAGATGGTGGTAGATGCTACACCAAAGAAAACAGCATTTATGAATAAACGTTCTACTCATGAAGATAGAATTAAAAAAGATGAGGAAGAACTAGAACAGTTAAAGAAACAAGCATTAGGTGAAACTGAAGAACCTGTTAAAGAAGAAGAAAAAGCAGAGGAAACGGAAGAGCCGAAAAATGCTGAAGAGAAAACCTTTAAAAAACGTTATGGTGATTTAAGGAGACACTCTCAAGAAAAAGAAAGAGAGTTTCAAAAGCAACTTGATGAACTAAAAGGTCAGCTAGAAAAGGCTACTAAAAAAGAAATCAAGTTACCTAAGTCCGAAGAAGAGATAGAAGAATGGGCAAAGGAATATCCTGACGTAGCTGCAATAGTAGAAACTATAGCTACGAAAAAGGCAAGAGAACAGTCAGAGTCAATTAATCAGAAGTTACAACAGATTGATGAACTGAATGCAAAAACTGCAAAAGAAAGAGCAGAAGTAGAATTACTTAAAATACATCCTGACTTTGCAGAAATAAGAGAAAGCGATGATTTTCATGTATGGGCAGACGAACAGCCAAAATGGGTACAAGATGCCCTATACGAAAATAGTGAAGATGCAAGGTCAGCAGCTAGAGCTATTGACCTTTACAAATCAGACAGAGGCATTGGCAAGACAGACAAGGGCAAGAGTAGCAAGGGTGCTGCTTCGGAAGTTAAAGCGAAAAATACAAGGTCTGTTCCAGATGCCGAGAATAAGTCTAATAAGATATTAGAATCGCAAGTACAAAAGATGTCTGCAGATGAATACGAAAAAAACTCAGACATGATAATGGAGGCGATTCGTTCAGGGAATTTTGTTTACGACATATCTGGTTCTGCTAGATAAGTAGTTGACAAAAGGTTATTTATGGGTATAACTATACATAACCAAAAGTGTGACCTCTCCACGTGGACAACTCACATTATATAAAACTTGGAAGCCTACCTGATAGAAAAGAGCCTATATTTGATTAGCTATTAAATATACACCTCAACTACTATTAGCCGATGACGAGTAAAACTGTCGTATACTTTAGATAGTCACATAACTAAACGTATACATTTGTTTATTTCAATGGAGATAAAAATGGCATTTAAAACTGCAGCAGGTTATGGTAATCTGCCTAATGGTAA